TGTTGACTTCTTCGAAGCCCAGCACGCCAGTGCCCATCATGCCGTTCTTGAACTGCTTGCTGATGGTGTCGGTGGGGTTGAACAAACCCTTCATCCCCTCCACCAGACCAGCGTTCGCAGCGGGGTTGACCGTTGCGTACCGCGGCGACATCACAGCGGCGTTCTCGTTCAGCTTCTGCTGAGCTTGCAGCAGAACCAGCGAGGTGGCCGGCGTGGTGCCGGGCGTGCCGACAGAGTTGCCGATCTTGTTGAACGCGTTGGCCACGTCAGCGTCGATGCTGGCGGCAAGCTGGCTGATACGAGGCTTCAGCACACGCTCCGCGAAGTCGTCCAACTGCATCGTCAGTTCGGCGGACGTGAAGTTCACGCCGATGTGCTTCTGCGAGGAAACGGTCAGGGTCGTGAACTGCTCGTTGTCGTCCTGCACTTGCAGAGCGGCGCCGTCAGTCACCAAAGCGCGGTCCGGCAGGCGGATGCGCAGCGTGGAGCCGATCTTGGCCCCTTCGACAGCGAAACTGTCGTCGTACTGGCGGTTCACGTTGCGCGTGAGCACCAGGTTGTTTTCCAGAATCTCCAGGGCTTTCCTGGTGATCATGTCAATGGTCAGAATGCTATTGGCCACAGCGGGCTCCTTTCAAATTTAGCGATTTGCCTGAGCCTGCATCTTTCGCATCTGTCTTGCTCGTTCGGCTTCAATCCATTCCGACGTACTCATGTTCTTGATGGAACGCGGGTCAGTCGTGTCATACGACGGGTTGTTGTTGCCGCTGCGTGCGGTGACGGGTGTGATCGGTGCTGGTGCAGACGTTGAGCGTTTGACGGGCGGATTGTCGGCCAGTTTGGCCTCGATCTTCCCAATTTCCTTGGCTTGCAGGATGGGCGGTAAGCGAGCGATACGTTCCGTTTCCTTGACATTGGTGCCGAGGTAGTACGCTACTTCAGGGCCAACGTCAGATGCGCGGATGGTGTCAGCCATGACGGTCGTGATTGGCAGCTTGGGGTTGTAGGCGACTTGTTCAAAGTCGTCGTACTTTTCCCTGGCTTGCTCCTCACGGTCGTGATAAGCCTCCAGCAGTTCGGTGTGCTGCTTGTGCATCTCCCGCTGTGCCAGTAGCTGTTCGGCCTTCTGAACTGCCAACGCTTCCGCGTAGGCTTCAGTCGATTCAAACTGCTCTGCAGACGGTAGTTGCTTAGGCTGCTCAGCCACGGGCTGCTGTGCCCGTTGACGCTCCCACTTACGCTGCTCTCTATCAAGCCGCTTCCGGACAATGGCGTCCAACTCCTCTTGAGTGAACGTCTTTGACTGTTGTTCGACTTCCGGCTCAGTTCCCTGCTGTTCAACAGGACTCGCTTCCGTAACTGCCGTGGGTTCCGGTGCGGCTGATGCGGTGTCGATCTCCGCTGCGACTTCTTGGCTCATGTGTGGGCCTCAAGAAAACCTGGTCATCGGGCCAGTACGGTTGATAGTACCACTTAAAAATCCGCGCGCCAAGCGGCGTGAATTACAGGTCGCCGGTGTTTGTAGACGGGAACTGTCGTGCTGTACCGGGCCAAATGATGCGAACTGCGCCTGTAGAGCCATTGCCGCCGGTATAGCCTTGGGCAGCTCCGCCACCACCGCCGCCTCCATAACTAGCGCCTGCTCCGCCGTTAGCGTTTACCCCGCCGCTGCCGCCATTAAAGCCGTTTGACCCACCACCGCCGCCGCTAAAGTTAGCGCCAGCAAGGCCATTTGAACCTTCGCCTAAAATTCCAACGGTACCGCCGCCACCAGCAGCTAAAGTTGAACTAGCCCCACTAGGGGGTATGTCTCCAGCGCCGCTGCCGCCGCCTCCGCCTGCTCCAGCGTTGCCGGGAGTGCCGTTAAAGCTGACGCCAGCGCCGCCGTTACCAGAATAACCCCCCGCGCCTCCGCCAGAACCTGCGCCAGCGGTATCTCCAGAAGATTGAGCACCACCGTTACCACCAGACCCTACATTGGTGCCTGTAGCTGCAGGCCCTAAACCGCTAGATGGATTTCCTCCGCCGCCGCCGCCACGAGCAAAAACAGTGCCTGTTGTGCTGAAATAACTTCCATCTCCTGCGGTGCCTGCCCCAACAGAACTGCCGACTCCACTTGTTCCAACAACTACGGTGTAACTAACGCCGGGGGTCACAGAAATGTTATTGACGTAACGAAGATCTCCGCCGCCGCCTCCACCGCCTCCACCCCCAGACGAGTTACCCCCGCCGCCGCCGCCGCCCCCAACACAGACGACAGAAACAGAGGTGACACCCGCAGGACAGGTCCAAGAAAATGTCCCCGCTGATGTGTACGCCTGCTGTCCTGGTTTAGCACCAGCGTTGAACAAACCTACGCCTGTGGCGGAAGCCGCGCCTCTGGTTCCAACAAGTGGCATTACGCAAACCTCGTCTGCGAAGCAAATACGGTAAATGTGGCCGCGCCGGTTTTAATGATGGTGTAGACGTAAGCGTCAATACTAGAGGCATTCCCGGCAACAGGTGCAAGGCCGCCTTGCCATTTAGGCGTTACCGAAACACCATCCACCTGCACTACGTTGTTGTAATATGGTGTTGCGCCTTGAGTCACAAGAAACGCTGCTGTCACGCTCTGCCCCGTGCTCATAGCCGTATTTAGGCTGGTGCCGCTACTGGCGCGGAAGTTTACTGTCCAGTTAGCCGAGGCGTTGGTGGTGTAGTACAGCACCGACTGCGTGGTGATGTCGTAGTTGATCGTGCCCGTCGCAGCCGTGGCGGAAATAGTTGCAGTTTCAGCCGCGTCATTTAGCACCATTGCTAACGCGCTGGAAGATCCGCTGAATGTTTGTGTGGCCGTAAAAGTTGTAGCTGTGCCCGGAGCAACAAAATCTGTGCCTGCGGTGGCCGCCGTAAATGCTGACGTACCGTTGCCCTTGACCACGCCAGTCAGCGTAGTAGCCCCAGTGCCACCGTTGGCTACCGGCAGCGTGCCCGTGACGCTGGAGACCAGCGAGATGTTGGACAACGTGTTGTCAGCACCGCTGATGGTTTTGTTCTTCAGCGTCTGAGCGACTTCGGCAGTGTAGATGTCAAATTGCCCCATCGTGATCTTCTTTGACCCGGCAGTCCCGGCTGAAGAATCGACGATGTACAGCAGATCCGCCGCGTTGACATCAACGCCGTTTAGTGACGGCAGGTCAGAAACTTTTTGGTCAGCCATGATTTAGGCCCACATCCTGCTCGGCGTTGCCGGAAATACTTGGTACGGTGCCAGCTCCGGGGTTTCGTCGGTGTGGCGCACGTTGACATGCCAGCCATCAATCGGAGCCATCTCATCCACCGCGTCACCGCTGCCGTCTGGGGCAGGCAGCATCTTGCCCGTGGGCTTGTAGATCACGCCAACGACATCCACCGCCGCGTACTTGGGCACCAAGACCGTCTCGACCACATCGTCTTGCACGTTGGTCTGCTCGGTGAACAGCGCCGCGTTGGCCTCGTCGGCGTCTTTGAACTTCAGAAACATGTCAAAGTACATAGGTGCTCCTTAAGTTGTGATGGCCTGAATGTGTGACGGCAAGTCGCCTCTGCGGCGCATTCCAAGCACTTGCGACGGGTGAATACCTAACGCCCGAGCCACATCAGCTTGAATCATTCGTTCATCACCAACCTGATACCAGACATTTGTGCGCTGGTTGCGGGCTTGTTCCGAAACTGACGCCCAACGGCAGTTTCCCGGGCTGTAATCTGCGTTGACATCAATGCGGTCAAGCGTATATCCGTCTGGTCGCTCCCCCATGTCCGCAAAGAAGTTCTCAAACGAATCGCGCCACCTGTCACACACTTGTATGCCGCGTGCGCCGTAGGCATAGAAGCGATTGTTGTCCTCGTTGTAGCACCTGTCTTTCATGGTGCGCCACGAACGGTATGCGCCAGTTAGGTCATTACATGAAGCCGCGCCATGTTTGTAATTGACCTTTGCGATTTTTTCGTCCCGAAGGCAGCCGCATGACGTTGTATTGCCTGTCTGAAGATCAGAACCGTTCAAGGTAACTTCTTTGCCGCACTCACAAGCGCAGACAAACAGCGTCCGTCCTTTAAGTGGAACAATCCTGCTCTTGACCGTCAAACGGCCAAACAAGCGCCCAGTAAGATCGATGCGTGGTTTTGCCATGACTAGCTCGTTATGCTGACCAACTCGGCATTGCTCAGGCGGCGGGGGTAGTAGGTGATGCGGCGGAGGTAGCCTGACACATACGTTGATGCCAAGGCATTTGGATTTCTGCCAATATCAAGCTGCGAGATGGACAGCGGAACGGCACCCAAAGTGTCTGTGACTACCGACCCACCGTTCCGAGAAACAGCAAAATCATTTACCTTATACCCGCCAGCAACTTTGTTAACAGCGCCAACAGTTCCTATTGCGCCTGTGCTCATGGCAGCTTGAGCGGAACTTGACGAAAACACCACATTCCGAATAACTCCGCTATCGTTGTCAAAGTACACTGAGTTTTGAGCGGTGGCTCCATTAGACAAAGCGGCATAGACCGTGTTCGCATTTGCAGAAGCCGTGAACTCCGCATACAACGTCCCCTCCGCCGCATTAAACCAAGGGCTCAGCGTATTCACTGAAGCCACATCGGCTGCACGGGTCAGCGCGGTGGTGGTGGTGGGGATGTAGCTGGTGGGGAAGGCTCCGGCTTCGAGTTGAGCGCCCCAGATGTAAAGCGAATTTGCTAAGTTATCTGTGGCGTTGCGTATCTGCATGCGCCCGACTGCCGTATTGTTTGCAGCCACAAACGTAACTGTCAACCTCGTCCAAGCAGTATTGGAGACAGTGAAGTCTGAAGAGTTTTGTTGTGTGCCGTCAAAAAGTGCCAGACGGATTTTGTTCAAAGACGTTCCGACTGCTTTGGCATACAGCGTAATTGTGTAAGAAAGACCAGCCGTAAAAGACAAGAGCGCTTCGTTTTGTATCCTGCTGTCCGCAGCCGCAAAGGTGATTGTGTCTGCGGTTAGCGTTCCGCTTGGCGAAGTAGTTGAGTTGGTAGTAATTGTTGGCGCTGTTCCTGCAGTGGCCCATCCAGCTATGTTCCCAAACTCCTCGCTGTACCACAGGCTGTTCGTCCTACTCTCCTCAATCAGCAGCCCCTGAGCCGCCAACGTGCTGGGGTTGTAGTC